GAGGCTACGGCCGAGGATGGCGGCGAAGAGTTCTTCACGGGCCTGCGGGACAGCGACCCGAAGACGTTCGCGACCCTGGTGGGAAAGCTCATCCCCAGTCAGACACATATTACGGGCGACGAGGGCGGCCCCGTTGTTGTCATCAAGGATTACACGGGGGGGGCGAGTGGTAGCGGCAACTGAAATCAGGATGGGCGTGCCGCAGTACCCGGTGCTGAATGACTTCATGCGCTGCCGTGAGCGCGTCTCGGCCATCATGGGTCCGCTCGGCTCAGGCAAGACCTTTGCGGCCGTGCAGCGCCTCCTGCAGCACATGGTGGAGCAGGAGCCCAACGCCCAGGGCGAGCGGCCGACCCGGTTCCTCGCAGTCCGCAACACGTACCCGGACCTCATGTCCACGACGGTCAAGGATTTTTTGGCCGTGTTCGGTGAGGGCTCGGGTGGCCTGGGGAAGATGCGGTACGGGGGCCTGGAGCCGCCGACCTACCGCGCTGACTTCAACCTTGAGGACGGCACCCGCGTGCGCTCCGAGGTGGTCTTCCTCGCGCTCGACAGAGAGGATTCAGTTCGCCGCCTCCGCGGCCAGCAATGCACCGGGGTGTGGTTCAACGAAATGAAAGAGTTGGTCAAGAGCGTGGTGGACATGGCCGACCTGCGGCACGGTCGCTACCCGTCGCTGGCCTCGGGCGGTGTCACACCGACCTGGCACGGGATGCTCGGGGACACGAATGCCCCCGATGAAGACCACTGGTATTTCCATCTGGCCGAAGAGGTGCGGCCGAAGGGGTGGCGGTTCTTCCGGCAGCCGGGTGGCGTCTTCCCTGGCGAGAAGGAAGGCGAGTGGATTCCCAACCCCGATGCCGAGAACCTCGTGAACCTGCCCCAGGATTACTACACGCAGGGGCTGGAAGGGAAGGCCGAGGATTGGATTGACGTGATGCTAGCCAACTCCTTCGGCTTCACGGTGGACGGCAAGCCCGTGCATCCCGAGTACGTGGACAGCGTTCACTGCACTCCTGAGCCCATCGAGGTGGACAAGCGTTATCCGCTCATCATCGGCATCGACTTCGGGCGCACGCCGGCAGCGGTAGTCACCCAGCACATCGAGGACATGGGACGGCGCGTTGTGCTTGACGAACTCTGTGCCACCGACATGAGCGCAGCCATCTTCGGGCCGGAACTCAAGCTGTGGCTCGACGCGAACTACTCGGGAATGCCCGTCGAGGTCTGGTGTGACCCGGCAGGCAGTGCCCAGAGCCAGGCGACCGAGGACACACCCATTCGCATCCTGCGGGCCTCGGGCATCCCGGCGCAGCCGTGCTCGACCAACTCCCCTGACCTGCGGCGTGCGGCCATCGCGAACCCCGCAAGGCGCATCTGCATGGATGGCAAGCCTGCACTCCAGGTTTCGCCCAAGGCCAAGATGGTCCGCAAGGGTTTGATGGGCGGGTTCTGCTACCGGCGGCTGAAGATTGCCAACAGCGAGCGTTACACCGACCTGCCGGACAAGAACATCTACAGCCACCCGGTCGAAGCCGCCGAGTATGCGCTGATGGGGAGCGGCGAGGGTCGCGAGGCATTGATGCCCGCCAACCGTCACCGCAACGGCCCGACGCAGACGCAGGCGATTCTCTGATGGGCATAGACTTCTTCCGCGAGGAAACCGACTGGGCAGGCGCACGCAGTGACGTGCTCGCCTGGGGATACCCGCGTCCGGTTGGGGAACTCGAGGCCGAAACGGCGACCTGGGTCAGGTACGGCCAGGGCGTTCTGGTCTGGTTCCTGCCGGGCCCCACCGATGACAGCCTCGCGCTTCATGCGTGTGCTGCACCCGAGGTGCGTGGTCACCTGGGCACTGAGCGGCACATGACAGCCATCGAGGTCATCGGGGAACTGCTCGGGGCCACGCGGCTCTTCGTCGTGACCGGAGAAGACGGATTCGATGTGCGCGTACCGGCACGAGCACTGCGCCGCTTCCTCCGCTCTCGTGGCTGGGTGGGGTATGAGCGCGGCGCGTACCGGAATCTGGGGGTGATGCAATGAGTCACGCAGGGGGCTCTAGGGGGACGCCGGCCGCACCGGGAGCGGCCTACAAGACGGGCAAGTACGTTTCACCGTGGGGTGGCCTAGGTACTCGCTCGCACGAAATCCGCCGCGGCGGTAGCCTATTCAAGAACCAGTCGCTTACGGGCGAGTTCGACTGGGACAGCCTTGAGAATGTCCAGAGACATCTAAAGGACATCGGGACGATTCGCTCCCTGTCGAAGCTGAAGGATGAATACTGGGGCAAGGAATACAAGGCCAGCGCTTACAGGGGGTTAGACCCTAAGTATCGGGGTAAGGCCGACGTGAAGACTACTGACTTTGCCCCCTGGTACTACACGAATCCATTCCACTCTCAGGGGCTGGGGCCAAAGAATTACATCGGCGTGTATCACTCGGACGTGCAGAAGGACCGTTCCCGATTCTGGGAGGCAACAGAGACTAAGTTCCAGAGAAGGGTCGTGGAACTCCAGGGCATTGCAGACAGCCCGGGGGACACGTTCGCATCCCGCTCGGAAGCCTACGCGGAGCAGCAATCGGCAAAGAAACTGTTGGGCAAGCCGTTCCCCGAGGCTGCGGCAGCGGCAGAGCAGTTGCGCCTTGAGCGTGGAGGCGGCAGCGCCCGACGGGGCGGCGGCGTAGCGACCTCGGGCCGGCAGGGCGCACGGGCGACGGCTGCCGAGCAGGCACGTCTTGGCCGGTCGCAGAGATCGGCCGGGAGTTCACCGCGTCGGCGTCTACGGGCGAGCAACCTACTGGGCCAACCACTAGGTGGTGGTGGCTCTCAGACATCGGCTCGGCAGTTGCTGGGCTAGGGGGGGAAGACAGATGGGACTACCGGAATTGATAATGTTGATGACGCTCTCCAGCGTGGCGCAGACAGGTATGGCACTTGCTGATAAGGGGAAGCAACCACCCCCCGCTGAGAAACCGGAACCCCCGGCTGACATTGGTCGCGAGGGGGCCATCACGGCAGCGAAGATGGCCGAGATGCGTAGGCGGAACCAGCGCAGTGGTGGCCGGGCTTCGACCATTATGAGCGGGTCACCGTTGGGCGTACCGGCCCCGGCGACAACGGCCAAGAAGTACCTCACGGGAGCATAGAGCATGGCGAAAACAGTCGAGGACTGTCTGCGGAGGCTCAGCGAACTCGAGGGTCGCCGCCACAACTGGGACACCCATTGGCAAGAGATTGCGGAGCGGGTGTGGCCGGCCTCGGACGAGTTCCTGACCGCTCGGAGTCCAGGCGAGAAGCGCAGCACGAAGATATTCGATGCGACGGCTTCGCTGGCCCTTGAGAAGTTCTCGGCTGCGATGGAGTCGATGCTGACGCCCAGGGCACAGAAGTGGCACACCCTGCGTGCGACGAACGATGAACTAAACAAGGACTCCGCCGTCAAGAAGTGGTTTGAGGAAGTGGCGCGCATCATGTTCCAGGCGCGCAACTCGCCCAAGGCGGGCTACTACGCGCAGATGCACGAGGGCTACAAGTCGCTCGGTGCATTTGGCAATGCCTGCCTGTTCGTCGATGAGCCGAAGGATGGGCTGGGCGTTCGGTATGTCCAGTGCCACGTGGGCAGCGTCTACATCGAACTCGACCCGGCCCGCAAGGTGGATACGGTCTACCGGAAGTACACGATGAGCGCGAAGGCTGCGGCTCAGGAGTGGGGCGAGGACAAGCTGCCGCCGAAGGTTGCAGTGGCCTATTCGAGCCCGGACAACCACTACAAGCAGTTTGAGTTCGTCCATGTGGTGAGTCCACGCGAGGGGCGCGACCTGGAGCGCAAGGACTACGAGGGGATGCCCTGGCACTCCTACCACATCAGCATCGAAGACAAGGCGATGGTCGATGAGGGCGGGTACGAGGAGTTCCCGTACATGTACTCTAGGTACACCGTCAACCCGACCGAGATGTACGGCCGCAGCCCGGCCATGCTTGTCCTGCCAGCCATCAAGATGGCCCAGGAGATGCAGAAGACTTTCATTCGCAGCGGGCACAAGATTGTGGACCCGCCGCTCCTGCTCCATGACGATGGTGTCCTGGGTGCCGGCTCCAAGCAGGTCAGACTAACCCCCGGTGGTCTGAACTATGGCGGGGTCGATGCCCAGGGCCGTCCGCTCATCGTCCCGCTCCAGACTGGGGCGAGGCTGGACATCACGGAGGGGATGCTCGAGAAGGAGCGCGAAGTCATCAATGACGCCTTCCTCGTGACGCTCTTCCAGATTCTCGTTGACCAGCCGCAGATGACCGCGACCGAGGCGCTGATTCGTGCCCAGGAGAAGGGGCAACTGCTCGCGCCCACCGTGGGCCGTCAGCAGTCCGAGATGCTGGGCCCGCAGATTCACCGGGAGTTCAACATCCTGGGCCGGCAGGGCTACCTGCCCACGCTTCCTCCCGTCCTGGCCGAGGCCGAGGGCGAATATGAAATCACCTACGAGTCACCTGCCATGCGCTTCCAGCGCAGTGAGGAGCTTGTAGGGATTCAGAGGACGCTGGAGATTGCCGCCCCGTTTGCCCAGGCTGACCCCAGCGTCCTCGCCATCTTCAAGCCCGAGGAGGTCATCCGGCTCGCGGCTGAAATCAATGGGGCACCGACCTCCATCTTGCGGACGCCCGAAGAGATGGAAGAGATTCAAGAGCAGCAGGCCCAGCAGGCCCAGCAGCAGCAGATGCTTGAGGGCATGGCTCAGATGGCCCCGGCCGTGAAGGACATGGCTCAGGCCCAGGCGGCACTGCCTGCGGAGGCTGGTGGTGGTATTGCGTGATGCCCTGCTGGCCCGCGCACAGGCATACAGTGACACATTCGACGGGGAGCGGGCAGCCGAGGTGCTTGATGACCTGGCGAGGTTCTGCCATGCCAACTCGACCACGCACGTTGAGGGCGATTCCCACGGCACATCACAACTGGAGGGGCGGCGGCAGGTGTGGCTCCGCATCCAGGGCTACCGCGATTTGACCGAGATGCCCGAGATGGAGGGGCAAGCGGACCTTGAAGAATAGGCGCGGCCAGTATACGCGGTCCTGTGGGTGCCACCCGAATGATGGGGAGCCCCACGCCTACACGCCCGGTCTGGATTGTATGCACTGCGGTCACACATGGGACGAAAACCAAACCGAGGGCGGCATCCCCTGCACGCCCATCCGAGAGGAGCAGCATGGCCGAGGAGACAGCGACACCTGAGAGCGCCCCCGAAGTGGAGGTGGCGTCCACGTCATGGACCGATGGACTGGGCGAGGATGCTCAGGGGTACGTCGAGAACAAGGGCTGGACGGGTGCGGAGCAGATGCTGGACTCGTACCGGAACCTCGAGAAGTCGATGGGCGCACCTGCGGACCAGATTCTGCACCTCCCGAAAGAGGATGCGGACGCCGAGGAGTGGGGTGCCGTCTACAACCGGCTTGGCAGGCCCGAGGAGGCCAGTGGCTACGAGTTCAAGGGCCCCGAGGTGCCCGAGGGCGGCATCGACCTGACCCCTGACCTGGCGAACTGGGCCCACGAGGCGGGTCTGTCGAAGAAGCAGGCACAGAGCATCTACGAGAAGTACAACGTTCGACTGGCTGACCTCGGCCAGGAGTTCGAGACTCAGCGAGCAGAGCAGGCCAGTTCCGACGAGCAGGCGCTACGGAAGGAATGGGGGACGGCGTGGGAGGAGAACATCGCCGCCGGCACCCGGTTCCGGCAGCGGTTCAGTCTGGACGATGGGACGATGGACAAACTGGAGAGCGCCCTGGGTCTGCGGGGACTGCTGGAGCTATCGGCTGAGATTGGCCGGGGACTGGGGGAACACACGATGCCGAATGACCGGGAGCAGGACACGGGTGCCGGGACCACGTTTGGCATGACCCCGGCAGCCGCGAAGGCGAAGATTGGCGACCTGACCCTGGATGAGAAGTTCATGGAGCAGTACCTGGACGGGCGTCCCGAGGCTGTGGCAAGAATGACCCGCCTGCACTCTTTGGCGCACCCCGAGGTTGCGAGTAGCGAAAAGGCGTGATACGGGAGAGGTAGGAATCAGAGTTACACCATTGAACGACGGCCCCGGTATGGCAACCGGGCAAGCCTTCCAGCCAATGACATCGGCCCGGGTGTGGCATCCCGGCAAGCCTTGGAAGCCGTTTTCAATGAAGGCCCCGCCAACGGGCGGATAAGCCTCGAAAGGCGCAGTTGCGCCATTAAACGAGGACTATCCCAATGTCAGACCAAGTATCGACTGCCTTTGTGCAGCAGTACGCCACGAATGTGGCTCACCTGTTGCAGCAGAGGGGCAGCAAGTTCCGAGATTCAGTCACGAACGGCACCGCAACCGGCAAGGCAGCCAAGGTTGTCGAGCAGGTGGGTGCAGTCAATGCCGTCAAGCGAACGACCCGGCACGCGGACACGCCGCTAATCGACACCCCGCACAACGCGCGGTGGACGTTTCCGGTGGATTACGAGTGGGCCGACCTCATCGACGACCAGGACAAGGTTCGGATGCTCATCAATCCCCAGTCGCCCTATGCGGTGAACGGGGCCTATGCGATGGGTCGTGCCATCGACGACGAGATAATCGGCGCGTTCTTCGCGGATTCCTCGACGGGCGAGAACGGTACGGGAACCGAATTGGGTTCCACGGTGGGTCAGGTGGCAATCGTTGGCGGCGGCGTGCTGACCATCGGGCAACTGCTCGAGGGCAAGCGCATCCTCATGGCGAACGAGGTTGACCTCGACAACGACACCATCTACATGGCAATCACCGCAGAGCAGCATGAAGACTTGCTCAACATGGCCGACATCAAGACCATCGACAGCAACAGCACGAAGGTGCTGGTGGATGGCCGGGTGCGTGCATTCCTGGGCATCAACTTCATCACCACGGAGCGGTTGACTTCGGTCACGGCCTCTACCGATTGCCCGATGTGGGCGAAGAGCGGGATGCACCTGACGGTGTGGAACGACATCACGACGAAGATAAGCGAGCGTGAGGACAAGTCCTACGCCACGCAGGTCTATTGCAAGACCACCATTGGGGCAACGCGCCTCGAGGCGGGCAAGGTTGTCAAAATCGTTGCGGACCGTGTGGCCTAGCGCGAGAGCGAAAAACTGATGTGAGGGGGCCGGGGCGGAGTCGTGCCGGTCCCTGAACGTCACCAGTAACAAGGAACAAAATCAAATGGCGACCATTTTCAGCAGTCTATTCAACTCGAGTGGGACCGTCAGTGCCGGCATCGGTACTGTCACGGAGGAGCTTGGCCTCGATACACAGAGGCGAGCTTCTGCGGGTCATTCTCACTCTCGCCTAAGGCGCACGGTAGCCCAGGTGAGCATCGGCACGGTGGCAGGTTCGGGCGATGAGGTTCGTATGCTCACACTCAAGTCCAGCGACATTCTCCACTCTGTGCTCTTCAGTACGGATGGCGCGGGAACGGCAGGTGAAGCGGACTTGGGGTGGTATCTGACGGGCGACGCCCACGATGGTGCCCTTGCTTCCGCAGCCTCTGTGGACGCCATGTCAACCACGGCTCTTGTCTTTGACACCGCGACATCACCACTTCGCACCGAAAAGATTTTCGCCGGGGACTACGCTGCTAAGGACATGGGCAGTCGGGTCTGGGAGCTTATCAACATATCGGACGCAGCGACCTACGCGGCTGACCCGGGCGGTACGTTCGACCTCACGATGACGATGACGGAAACTATGACCGGCACCGTCACGCTAGTGACGTTGGAAGCCATCTATACCGCGGGCGACTGATTCCAAGGGGGGGAGCCGATAACGGATGCCCAGTAGCGTAGACGTTTGCAACAGGGCGCTTAGCCGTGTCGGTGAAGCGCGGATTACTTCGCTTACGGATGACTCGAAGCAGGCCAGGGCCTGCAACGGTGCATATACGCACGTCCGTGACGAGGTACTCCGCGCTCATCCCTGGAATGCTGCCATTGCGCGGGCCTCCCTGGCGAAGCTCTCCACGGACCCGGCCTTCGGGTATGATGACCAGTACCAACTCCCGGCCGACTGTCTTCGCGTTGTAGAGGTCTATGACACGACCCTGCCCTGGGTAGTCGAGGGCCGGAAACTCCTCTCTGACGAGGGCTCACCGCTTTCTATCCGCTACGTGCGGCGAGAGGAAGACCCCAACCAGTGGGATGCGTTGCTGGTGAGTGCAGTAGCGGCGCGTCTAGCGATGGAGCTATGCGAGGAGCTTACGCAGAGCAACACGAAGCGCGAGGTTGCGACCCGCGAGTACGAGCAGATTCTGTCTCGGGCCCGGATGGCAGACGGCCAGGAGCAGAGCCCGATGCCATTCGAGGAGGATGCTTGGATTAACGCGAGGTACTGACTTGGCAAAAGCCTCGACCATCCAAACATCATTCAACGCGGGAGAACTCAGCCCCACGCTCGAGGGTCGCGTGGACTTGGCGAAGTATGCCAACGGCTGCGCGAAGCTGGAGAACTTCATCCCCCTGGTGCAGGGTGGTGCCCGCAAGCGTAGCGGCACCCGATTCGTGTCCGAGGTGAAGACCTCCGCGAATGTGACGCGGCTCATCCCGTTCGAGTTTGGCACCACGCAGGCATACATCCTCGAGTTCGGCAACCTGTATATGCGGGTCTACAAGGACGGGGGAGCGGTGCTGGCTGGGGCTGGCCCTGCGGTCTTCGAGATTGTCACCCCGTACCCATCGGCGGCGCTGGACGCTATCCAGTTCGCGCAGTCAGCGGACGTGCTCTATCTCGCGCACCCGGACTACAACCCGCGCAAGGTAACGCGCACCGCTCACGATGCGTGGACGATGGCCGTCATTGACTTCGACTTTGCGCCGTTCGAGCCGACGAACCTGGACAAGACGCTGACCGTGTACGCCAGTGCGGCCTCGGGCAACGGCATCACGCTCACGGCGAGTTCGGCCCTATTCACGGAGTTAATGAAACTTGGATACTTTAAGTTTCGGGAAATCCTCGGCAGCAATCATGGGACGTGGGAAGCGCGTTCAGATAATACTCTTTACTCGGGCTCCACACTGAACGTGAGTGATACGGTCTATTTTGAGAACAACGTCTACGAACTCAACAACAAGAACGGGGAATCCGATACCGGAACGAGCGCACCCATCCACGACACGGGCATTGATACGGATGGGAGGTGGGACTGGCATTACCTGCATTCGGGCGAGGGCTACGTGACCATCACAGCCGTCGCCGTGGACGGGCTGACGGCCACCGCTGATGTTGTGAAGCAGTTGCCGGCGAGCGTGGTGGGGGCATCGAATGCCACGCACCGCTGGTCGCATGGGGCTTGGACGAGCAGGAACGGCTGGCCCCGCAGCGTCTCGTTCTTCGAGGACCGGCTGTGGTGGGCGGGTACGGACGGGCAACCGCAGACACTGTGGGCCTCCAAGACCAGCCAGTACGAGAACCACCAGATAGTAGACCTGGACGAGTCGGCGCTGATTTTCACGCTGAACACCGACCAAGTGAACGTCATCGAGTGGATTAACGCCGGCAAGGTGCTGATGGTGGGCACGGCTGGGGGCGAGTTCGTTGTCTCGGCAGCCAGTGAAACCGAGGCCCTGGTGCCCGGGAATGTCCGCGTGGTGCGGCATTCCACCTATGGCAGCAAGACCAAGGTGGCCCCGCTGCGCGTCGAGCAGGTGCTGCTCTTCGTCCAGAGGTCAGGGCGCAAGCTCAGGGAACTGGTCTTCGACGATACCACTGGCTCGTATGTAGCCCCGGACATGACGGTACTAGCCGACCACGTAACCCTGGGCGGCATGACCCGGCTGGCCTTCCAGCAAGAACCCAACCGTCTGCTGTGGGCCACGCTCGCGACCGGGGGGCTCATCTGCTTCACCTACGAGCGGAGCCAGCAGGTCACGGCATGGCACCGGCACACCCTGGGCGGCACGGATACCAAGGTGGAGAGCATTGCGGTCATCCCCCACCCGGACGGGGACCAAGACCAACTGTGGCTGGTTGTGAGCCGCACCATTGGCGGGGCCACGAAGAGGTTCGTGGAGGTGCTGGAGCCTGAATGGGTGCGGACGAATGCGGTCACGTCTGCCTTCTTCGTGGACTCGGGTCTTTCGTACTCAGGCGTGGCAGCGACCACGATGACTGGGCTCGGGCACCTGGAGGGGCAGACGGTTTCCATCTTGGCCGATGGGGCCACGCACCCGGACAAGACGGTGAGCGGGGGTTCGGTGACACTCGACCGGGCCAGCACGAACGTACATATCGGGCTCGCCTACTCGTCCACGCTCCAGACGATGCGCCTTGAGGCCGGCGCGAGTGATGGCACGGCCCAGGGCAAGACCAAGCGATTCACGAACGTAGTGATACGTCTCGACCAGACGGGTTCGGGTTTGCTGTATGGGCCCACGGACGTGGACGCAGACATGGACGAGTTGCACCTGCGCGATTCCTTCGACCCGATGGACGCGGGCGTTCCCTTGTTCGATGGGGATACGGAAGTCCTGTCCTGGCCCGAGGGTTATGAGCAGGCGGGCCGGTTGACGTTGAAGCACACGCTACCGCTGCCTTGCACCATCACGGCAATTATGCCGCAAGTGAATACTCAGGACCGATAGACATGGAAGCAGGCACAGCACTGTTAGGTGTGAGCGCCCTCACGGGGCTCGCGGGTTCCATCATGCAGGCGAGTGCGGCCAAGGCCCAGGCACGGGCAGCGGCAGCAGCGGCTGAGTACAACGCGGTGCTGGCCGAGATGGAAGGGAACGCGGAGGAGCGTCGCAGGCGCAGGTTGGCGCGGCGGGCGCTCTCGAGTCAGTTCGTCCAGATGGCCGGGAAGAGCGGGGTAATAGCCGAGGAGGGTGGTTGGCTTCAGGCCCTGGTGCAGAACGCTGCGGAGTACGAGGTGAATGCGCTGAACGCTTCGATAGCGGGGCGCAACACGGCGAGACTGAACCGGGCGCATGGGGCGAATGCCTTGCGGCAGGGGAGTATGCGGGCGGGTGCCGCGCTTCTCTCTGGAACCGGGCGGGTAGCCGGCATGGCGCTCTCGCTCTACGGCACCCCCGGTGGCAAGAAAACCACAACGAAGTCTCCCGGCACCGTTGACCAGTCCTTCATGGGCTCAATCGGTCGCGTAGGCAAACCCTTTTATGAGTGGGACTACTAATGCCTAAGATTCCCCAGGTACTTGCAGACCCGGCCGGGCTCGGTCGCAGGGCCGTCCCGCGTGACTTCGGTGGCGGCGAAGGCATGGAGGCACTGGGCCGGGCGACGAGCGAAATCAGCGGCATCGCAGGCGAACTCTTCGAGCAGGAGATGGGCGCGAAGGTGTCCGGGTCACTGGCCGAGGCCACGCGAGCCCTGAATGACCTGAGCCTGCAGGTTGACGCAGAGCCTGACCACCACAAGCGCAACAAAATGTACTCCGATGGTGCGACCAAGATTTCCGCCCAGTTCCGCGAGGGGTTGCGGTATCCGAAGTTCCAGGGGTTCTTCGATGAGCGTATAGCGGGGACACTGGAGCGGGGCCGCATGGGCATCGCCCAAGGCGTGCGGCAGGCGCAGGTGGATTCGGCCAAGGCTGGCCGGATGCTCTTCATCGAGTCCCAGGTGGATGCGCTGGACACCATCACGAACCCAACGGAGCGGACCCAGACGTTGAACGCCATCCGCGCTGAACTCCAGGCTGGCGTGAGTGGCGGGCTGTGGAGTACGTCCGAATCCGCTGCGATGCAGATAAAACTCGAGAACCGGGTAGCGAAGAATGAAATGGTCACACAGGCGCAGGTGGCAGCGGATAAGTTGCGGCAGTCCATCCCTGACCCGCAGGCGCGAGTGGACGCCGCACGCAGTCGCTATCGCGGAGAACTCCGCTCTCAGGTTGTGGCCCTCGTGGAGCATCAGATTGCCACGGACCAGACGCTCTCCGACCGCGCCAGGAGTAAGCGACGTGAGCAAATCTATCACGAGATAAAAGCCGGCAAGCACACCGCGCAGTCCATCCTTGAAATCAGCGCAGACGAGGGCTTCGGACGGCTTGAAACCGAGGCGTGGCTGGAACTGCTCATGCCCACGACGGCCCAGCGTGACTTGGCCTCGGGAGTCGAATACAACCGCTTGCTCGACCTCGCAGTGACTCCTGGCCCAGAGCAGCGGGAGTTCTTCGGGATGGATTTCTTTTCACCCCGTCCGGGCCCAGACGCAGAGCCGGGCACCGAGGATGACCTGCCCCCGATTGCGGCAGTGGTGACTGATACTCACCTGGGCAAACTCGTGGCCCTTCAGAAGGCTGGGCCCGAGAGCAAGGAAGTTCTGCACGGCGATAGGACGAGGCGCGCTGTCAAGGGCTTGCTGGTACGCCTCGGCTTGCCCGACTTGGGCTCTGAGGCTGGACGCACAGAAGCTACGCCAGAGACTCTGCTCGAGATTCAGCAAGTAGAGCGTACCCTAGAGGACTTCTTCATCCGCAAGATGGAGGAAGAGAAGCGCCCGTGGCTGGAAACCGATGAGTTGCGCGACATCGTTGACGGACTCGCGGACGAGCAGGTGCTGACGCATTACCGACCGTTCCCTGCGGAGTGGATACACAGCGACGAAATGGTGCGGCGTTACGAGGTTACCCAGGAACTCGTAGGTCAGGACATTCACGGCCACCCGCCCCACCACATCGAAGCGGAAATCCGCGAAGCGTATGGCCTGGGCGACTCAAAGGAGGCCGCAGCACTCGAAACCATTCGCGACGTATACCGGCAGTCGCTGCTCGACTGGGGGCGCGGTGGTGAGTGGAGGTGGCCCGAAGCTCCATGAGTTCCCCCCTCTACACGACTGAAGACATCCTGGCGCTGGGCGAGCGGGCCAAGGCGGAAGAGCAGGCAGAGAAGCAGCGCAAGGCGCAGGTGCGGAACCTTGCGGAGCTACGGGCCCGCGAGCAGGCACCGATGCGGGCCGAGGCCACGCGACTCGCTAAGAGCACGGACGTACCCTTCGACACGGTAGAGCGCAACATGGACAAGGTGCGCGCCCAGGATGCCTACCAGCAACTGGGGCCCGTGCAGGTGGAAAGCATCCCCGCATGGGCGGATGTTCTGAATGGCCCACTGGGGACTCTGGTGATGCAAGACCCGGCTAGCGCCAAGACTATGGCCGGAGGGTTCGATGCGTTCATAGGGAGGGCAATACGAGGGCAAGAAACCACGACGTTGAGTGACCTCGCCGTGAGGGGTGGACTGCTCGGTGACCCGGCGGCGCAGATTGCTTTCGAGGAGTTGCAACGCAACCGCACCGTGGTCCCCGAAGCCCCGGGCTACACGGGGGCGCATATTTGGGGGCCGGCGGTGGAGCAACTGTCCGGGCCCTTGCCGATGATGGGCCTGTATGCGGGCGTGGGTGCGGCTGGTGCGGGATTGGCGGGGATAGGTAGCGGGCCGGGTGCTCTAGCCTTTGCGGCAGGCGGGGCGAAAGTGGGGCTCGGGTGGGCCAGTTTCAAGCTTAGCTTCGGGGAAGCTTACGGCGAACTCACGGAAGAGGCGCGGGAGATAAATAGCCGCCCCCCCGACATCCCGTTCATGGTGCGCGAGCCCATCCCCCATGAGGTTGTCCTGGGGGCTTCGGTTCTGGTGGGCTTGGTCAACGGTGGCGTGGAGTTTTGGGCGACTCGGTTCCTCTTCAAATACTCGGGCGCGCAGCGGCTGGTTGGAGCTATCGCGGGCATGACCCCGAAGAAGATTCTGACCTCTCGGGCGATGCACCCGCACCTAGCTGCCCTTGGCAAGCGGGTGGGGGCAATCGCCGCGACAGCCGGTTCCGAGGGCCTCGAGGAGTTCATACAGGACTCGGTTCTGATTTTGGTGGGGAACTGGTTCAAGGAAAACTATACGAACGAGAACCCTGAGTTCTTCACACCTGAGAACGTGGAGAGGCTGAAGCACGCGGCGACGGAGGGGGCCCTCGGTGGGGGTGGCGTGACGACAGTCGCCACTCCTTTAGTCTTCGCTGGCGAGGCTGTAGCGCGCAATATGCGGGCGCGAGCGAAAGCGGAGCACCTGAGCGACCAGGCCGAAGCACTGCGCTCGGGGCCAATGAAGGACGCTGACCCGGACCTAGTACGGCAGTTCCTCCAGCAGATATTCGAGCAGAGCGGGGAAGACCCCAACCTCTACATCAAGGTAGAGGACTTGGTGGAACTCTTTCAGGAGGACGAGGCCATAGCCGAGGCTTTCCAGGCGATGCCCGAGGTGCTCGACCAAATCCACGAGGCACTGGCGACCGGGACAGAGGTGGTCATTCCCCGCGCCGATTACTTGGCCCATCTGAAAGAGCACCATGAAACTCTGGCTCCGCTCGTGGGTCAGGCCCACGGTGCTCGCAACATGGCAGAGGTCGAAGCCACGGAGGCCGAGGACGAGGCAGCCCTCCAGGCGGAAATGGATGCCCTGGCCGGCACGGAAGAGGGCGCGGCAGAACTGACCCCTGGCGAGCGGGTCGAGCAGAGTTTCATCGAGCAGGCGGTTCGCACGGGTGCGATGCGTCCCGAGGACGCGCAGTTCGTGGCCCAGATACTCCGGGCCCAGGCCGAGACTCGTGCCGAGGGTGTGGCCGGGGAGCGTGCCTTTGAGCAACTGGAAGGGATGGAGGTGGAGGGTCCAGAGGGTCCAGTGGCCCCGCCGACTCTCGAGGAGGCCCTGGCGCGTGTCGATATTGGCACCTTGCTGAACACCCTCCGCGAGGCACCCGAGGCCCCCACGCCCGAGGTCGCGCAACTTGCTTCGGTTCTGGAGACGTTGGGTTTCGACCTGGAGCAGATGACGAACGAGGAGATTATCGGGGAGCTTGAGTCGCGCTTCGCCCCCACCACCCTCGAGCAGGCGGTGGAGCTTGAGAACGAACGCCCTCTAGCGGGAGCTTTCCACTCTACGCTGGGCCGCGCACTCCGCGAGTCCAAGCAGCGGAAGATGACCGTGGCTCAAGTCCGCAAGATGCTCCAGAAGAAGAGCGTCAAGAAGGACGAAGTTATCTGGTCAGGCGTGGAGGAGTACCTGTCTGCACTGGACCCCGAGGCCAAGGTTGACCTCGACCAGATGATGGAGAGCATCAAGCTCATCAAAGTCGAAGAGGTTGTGCTGGGTGGTGAGGAGTTGCCGGAGCCAGACCTAAGAGAGATTGGAAGGACACAGACCGAAGAGCAAATTGAAACGGGCGGGTATGACCTAGAAGTCGGAGAATGGAACTCCGGGGACCAGTTTGTAATCAATGTTGACCCGGATGCCGGTAACGTCTCAGTGCAAGGTCCGGGTGGGCGGTTCCTGGATGTTGACGCGGATATGAACAACCAGACAGAGCAAGACGGTTGGGATGCCATACGCGCGCACATAGCCACGCAAACCGCATCGCAGCGCGGTGGGTTTGAGGGGGCTGTCCAACACGAATCCTACACCCTCCCCGGTGGCGAGAACTATCAGGAGACGCTGATAACGCTGCCAATGCGTTCGTTGCCGACAGAGCTTAGGGCTAAAGCCTTTGCAGATGCTAATGGGTATGACGTTGACGATGTGATTCGCACGAACACCCCAGCGAGCGAGCATTGGCAACGCGCCATAGAGGAATCCGGCCAGAAGACTCGTAACTTTGAAGGCGGCCACTACGGCGAAGTCGCCCCCAATGTCCTAGTCCACGTTCGCCACAATGACCGCGTTGGTCCCAACGGCGAGAAAGTCCTGTTCATCGAGGAGATACAGGATGACTGGGCGAAGGCTGGGCGGAAGGAAGGTTACGCGGAGAGTCTCTCCGAGGCAGAGGCTGAAGAACTCGCGAGCCTTAAGGACGTTCTTGATTTTAGCAATGTGCGTACCGCTCCCGATGGAAGCCACTACAACACCACGGAAACAAGCGAGGTTTACCAGCAGGGGCTTGAGCGCATCAATGAACTGAATGCGAAGGTCAAAGGTGCCCCCGACCGCCCGTTCAAGACCACCAGCCATGAGATGGCCCTGAAGCGCATGATAGCCAAGGCCATCCGCGAGGGGTATGACTCGGTTGCCTGGACGCCTGGGCACGTTCAAGTAGCCCGCTACGAAGACGCGCTGCGGCAGACCGTGGACAGTATCCAGTGGGAGATACCGACAGACCCGGCGGGCGAGCGGGCTCTCGGGTGGCCCGGTAAACCGATGCTTTCTCCGCGTGAGATAGCAGTGGCTACCTACAAGGACGGCAACGTGGCGGTGGGTATGCACGTTGACCCGGAGACGGGCCTAGTCAAGAGTGCCACCGCAGACATCCCCGTAGACACTCCCCTGGAAGACGTAGTGGGCAAGGACATCGCGAGGCAGATACTCGAAGGTGGTCCCAGCGGCACGGTCGAGGGCGACAACCTCACGATTGGCGGCAAGGGCTTCACAGACGTTTACGATACGAAACTGGTCAAGGCCGCGAACAAGCTGGGCAAGAAGTACGGTGCGAAGGTGGAGGCGGGCGGCGTTGATGTTGGGAAGAAAGCCGGATGGCACATAACCCCCCCATCGCAGACAACTTCTGGCAAGTGGATGCTAAAGAGCGAAGACTACTCGTCAAGAGGGCTGCACTTCGACACCGAGGGGGAGGCGAGGGCTGCGCTTAGCGAAAAACTCATTGACGAGAGGGCGAGCGAGCAAGTCCACACCCTCAAGCTCACCCCCGAGATGAAGCGGGCAGTGGAGGAGCAGGGGCTGCCGCTATTCCAGCCTTCCCGCGATGGGGTCCGGGGTTCACTCACCTATGACCCGGAACTGAACAACATCCTCATGCGGTTCACGAAGTCGAAGAACCTGAGCACGGCCCTCCACGAGAGCGGCCACCTCTTCTTCGTGATGATGATGCAGGATGCCCAGACCGAGGGCGCGAGCCCGCAACTGCTGGCCGATATGCAGGCCGCCCTCGACTACCTGGGTGCGGAGTCCATCGAGGCCCTGACCACGGAGCAGCACGAGGTATGGGCCCGTTCCTTCGAGGCGTACCTGCGCGAGGGCAAGGCCCCCAGCGTAGAACTCCAGGCCGCCTTCGAGCGGTTCAAGCGTTGGCTCCTCCAGGTGTACCGCACCCTGCGCGGGTTGGATGTGGAACTGACCCCGGAGATTCGTGAGGTCTTCGACCGAATGCTGGCGACCGAGGAGCAGATTGCCCTGGCCGGCGAGCAGCAGAGGATGCTTCCCGCCTTCGAGAGTGCGGAAGCTGCTGGCATGACCGAGGCTGAATACGAAGCGTACCGGCAGGCCCACGAGCGGATGCACCTCCAGGCAGAGCAGCAGACCACGAAGAAGCTGCTCGCGGAACTCCAGCGCGAGGCCACGGCTGACTGGAAAGACAACTACGAGAAGATGCGGGCCGAGGTAGAGGCGGAAATCAACGCCCAGCCCATCATCTCGCTGCGGCATTGGCTCCAGTACGGGGTGCGCTTGGGTCAGGACGAGGCCGAAGCCGAAACGCATCGCCTGGACCGGGACGCCCTCGTGGAGTCCTTCGGGCTATCCATCCTTGGCAGAGACCCGGTGACCAAGAAGTACCTGCTGCCGAAGGGCCCGCGTGGTGTGTGGCAGCGGGAGGGTCTGGACCCGGAGCACGTTGCCAAGTTGTGGGGCTTCGAGTCTGGGGACGCGATGGTGCGGGAACTCTTGAACACGAAGAACCGAAACGACACCATTGACGAAGAAACCCAGAGCAGGATGAAGGACGCCTATGGCGACATCCTGCGAGACGGCACCCTGCCTGAGCTAGCCCTTGAGGCAATGGAGAACGACGCCAAGGGGACGTTCCTCATCCGCCAGGGCCGCATCCTCGCCCGCCGTGCCGGTGCCAAGGACAAGCCGCAGGGGCTGGCCCGCAGGGCGGCGCAGGCTGCGGTTGCCGGCAAGAGGATTCGCGACCTGAGCCCCCACCGCTACCGGCTTGCAGAGCAGCGGGCAGCCCGCGACGTGCTCGACGCAGTAGAGGCCGAGGACTGGCAGGCCGCTCACGAGGCTGGCCGGAAGCAACTGCTGAACCACTTCCTCGTGGTAGAGGCCACGAAGGCGAAAGAGGGTGCCGCCAAGGGTCGCACCTATCTGAAGCGGATGGATGCGAAGCCCGCCCGCGAGCGCATCGCGAAGGCAGGGTCTGGCGAGAACGCCGAGAGGGGCATCGACTACTTCCAGCAACTCTATGGCAAGGGTGGTCTGCTCACGGACAGGTTCGACCTGCGTTCGATGACGCACGACATGATGGACCGGCGCATGAAGCTCCGCGAGTGGATTGCGTCGGCCGAAGCCAAGGCCGAGGCCAATCAGGAAATGGCCCCAGGCTTTGCCATCTCTGAGAATATCCAGAACGAAGATTTCAGGATGCCGTGGAGAGAACTCACGGTGGCCCAGTTTGGTGAGTTGGTCGATGCGGTGAAGAACATCGAGCACTTGGCCCGCACAGACTTGGAACTCTTGACGACCAAGCGGGACGCTGACTTTGCGCGCACCCGCGAGGTGATGCTGGACGCACTGGCAGAGAACAGGCGAACCGATAAGCCCATCCCGCTCGAGAGCCGCGCAGATGTAGCCGACCGTCAGCGCCACAACGTGGAGGACTACTTCGCCTTCAATCGGAAGTTCGCAAGCTTTCTGAACGAGTTCGATGGGACTCTGGGTGGTGTCTTCTTCGACTCCATCATTTGGCCGATGGATGAGGCCGGGTCACTCGAGCACGCGGCGCTCGTCGAGGCGGGTACAGAACTCGCAGAGATTTTCAAGCGGTATATGTCCGTCGAAAAGCAGGTCCGAGAAACTCTTTCGGCGGCAACGCTGGGCTCTGTAGAAAGCCTCAAGCCGAAGATGGTGGTGAAGCGGCAGGTACCGGGCGCGGCCCCAGGTGTTCAGCTTTCGCATGTAGGCAACTTGGTGGCCGTTCTGAACATGGGGAACGAGGGGAACCTTGCTCGCCTCATGGACGGGTATGGCTGGACAGAGACAGACATAGAGGCCATCAAGGACAACCTGAGCAAGGACGACCGGACGTTTGTTCAGGAGGTGTGGGACTTCATTGACAGCTTCTGGCCCCAAATTGCCGCCAAGGAAAAACGGGTCAAGGGTGTGGCCCCGCAAAAGGTGGAAGCACAGCCGCTCCAGTTCAGTGACGGCACCACGTTGCGGGGCGGATACTTCCCCATCGTGGGCGACCGCCGGCAGGGCTCCAAGCGTGGCGGAGCGGACCCGATGCAGGAGGCGCTCATTCAAGCGCGTAATGGTTCGTTCGCCGCAGCCCAAACGCGGGCGGGCTTCCTCAAGGAACGCGCTGCGATGGTCAGCGGCCAGAGGTTCACGCTGGACTTCTCAGTCATCTTCCAGCATGTCGGCGGGGTTCTCCACGACATCGCGTGGAACGAGTGGCTGATTGACACGAACAAGATTCTGAGGGATACGGCCATCCAGCGTTCCATCATCCAGGGCTATGGCTACCCCGTCTATGACCAACTGCTGAATGCGGTCACAGCCATAGCGGTGGGGAATCTGCCGGCGAGCGGGATGCTCGAGAGGTCTCTGGACAATCTCCGCAAGGGGACCGCCGTCTCGGCGCTCGCGTTTAGTGCAACGGTGTCTGCCCTCCAGCCGCTCGGCATCATAGCCTCGTACCAACGGGTGGGGGTCAAGTGGGTGAACCTGGGCATACGCAACTGGCTACGCGGGACAGGGAACATGCAGTCAACGGTGGACATGATTATGTCCAAATCGCCTGGAATGCGGGTGCGGCTGAATCCCAAGAGCAGCGACATGCAGCGCGAGATGCGCGAACTCCAGAGCGAACTCACGGAGGGCGGCATCTTCAGCGGGGAGATGGACGCCTATTTCTACTTCATCGTGAAGATGCAGATGGTGGCGGACGTTCCCACATGGCTGGGGGCCTACGAGAAGGAAATGGCAATCGGTTCGGGCGACGAGAAGAAGGCCGTGGCGATGGCCGACCGCGCAGTCTTCGACACACAGGGCACGGGGCAAATCAAGGATATGTCTGCCGTCCAGCGGGAAAAGGTGACGAAGATGTTCACCATGTTCTTCGGCTTCTTCAATGCCACGGAGAACCTATCGGCAGAGGCGGTGAACCGGGCGGGTGGGTGGCGCAATATCCCGACCGCGCTGAAGGATGAGCCGCAAGCAGTGGGGAGGCTTGCCGTGGACATGCTGCTGCTCTGGGTTCTCCCAGCGGTACTCAGCAAATTCATGTTCGACGCCCTGCGCCAAGACTATGACGAGGACGAGCCCTGGTACGAGTATGTGGCGCGCACCATCGCCTTCGAGCCGATGGGGTTCATCATGGCCGGCTTCCCGCTATTGCGAGAGTTCAGCAGCATCGCGAGCGGGTACATGGATTACGACGGCCCGGCGGGCACTCGCTTCTTTTCTGCCACGACCAACCTTATCAAGCAGGCGGTTCAGGGCGAGGCTGACTTCTCTGCCGGCCGGGCGGCTGTGGAGGTGGGCGGCATTGTTTTCAAGAAGCCCGGGACCGCAGCGATTCGTATCTACGAGGGCACCGAGGCCCTTGTGACGGGAGAAACAAAGAACCCGCTGGCACCCTTCATGGGGCTCAACCCAGAAGAGAAGCGAAGAGTGAGGGCTAACCGATGACAATCTCCACAGAAACCACGCGCGTGGAGTTCACAGGTGACGGGGCCACTTTACCGTTTGCCGTCCCCTTCAAGTTCCTGGTCAAGACCGACCTCGTGGTGGTCTTGCGGACCATCCTGACCGGCGTGGACGTTGTGCAGACGATTTACACGCACTACACGGTGCTGGGTGCCGGGGATGCCAATGGCACGGTTACGTTCGTCACAGCCCCTCCCAGCACGCAGAAGGTGGTGATTTACAACGACCCGCCGCTGACGCAACTGGTGGACTACCTGGCCGGGGACACGTTCCCCGCCGAGACACACGAGGAGGCCCTGGACCGCCTGACGATTCAGCAGAAGCGGACCCGCGAGATTGCCACCCGCACCCCCAGCCTCGGTAACAGTGACACGGATGGCTCTGGTGCGTATGACGCGAACGGGAACCGCATCAGCAGCTTGGGCGCTCCGACTGCTGCCAGTGACGCAGCGACGAAGACGTACACGGATGTGCTGGTAAACAACACTGCGCTCGGCCCTGCGCCTACGGGCTTGATTGCGACGGGTAGCGTGACCTCGAGGCTACTGGCTGACCGCTGGGGCAGCGTTACTAACGTCAAAGACTTCGGGGCCGTTGGGGATGGGGCCACGGATGACACTGCTGCAATCAACGCAGCCATAGCTGCCTGCACAAACAACGAAACGCTGCACATACCAGACGGGACTTACAAGACCACCGCAACGGTAGACTTTCGCTACAAGAAACTGGACGCATCGTCTGCGGTGATAGTGGGATACCACACCGGGATTATAGTCATCCTTGGAAACTCTTCGTCAAGCGGCAACGGTCCCCCGCAAAACATCAGGCAAGTCACTCGCAACGGTGGCGCTACCACAACGCCTGACGTTCGGTTACTCGGGGCCAAGGGGCAACAGATAACCGTAGACTTCTGCAATTACATTCAGTTCTACGCGGACACGGATGACGCGACAACGACGAGCATCGCGTACTCGACCTTTTGGCTGAAGTACGCCAACAGGGTTGAACTCAATACAAACCCAAGTCCCGCCGGGAGTACGACACAGTGGATTAACGAGAACACCTTCTACATCAACAGAACCGACCACATACTAGTTGATGGAACGTATAGCCATAACCACAACCACTTCATTGGCGGAACCTTAGAGGGAACCTATAACCCCGGTGGCGGCGTAACGACGCCACTTATTGACTGCCAAGTGGGGAGAGCCAACTACTTCCTCCGCATCCGTAACGAGGGCGTGCTCGGCATTGTATTTGCTCGGGGAACCGTGGACTGCATTGTGGAACGGTCCCACGTCATGTCCGGGCATCGGTACACTGCCCCAACTCAGGAGGACGTAACGAACAATGGAGATATGTGCTGCGTCCGCCATGCGTTCGACAAGTATGCGCCCCAGAAGTTGCTAGTCGGATTCGATTACCAATCGCTGACGCTTGCCGGGGGGAGGTACAACATCGCGGGGGTGTCTAACCTCACCATCAACCCGAAGAACATCACCGCCACGGGTTACCAAGTTCTCTACGAGTCCCCCCTGCTTCCCTGTGCTCAGGGGCAGGCCATTTTCGACTTCTCTTTGACGGGCTGGGTCGAAGGGACTTTCACGTCAGCGGAGGCAGATTACGCAAACAACCAAATAGACTACGGCACGGCACGGCACGGATACCCAGACAACTATGGGCCCATCAGGCTAACAACCACCGGAGCACTACCCAGTGGCCTCACGGCCACCACTACGGACTACTGGCTGAACGTAGTGGACAAGCACAAGATTCAGTTCTTGGACGCCTATGGGGGCTCGGTGGTTGCTTTGGCCGATGCAGGCAGCGGCACGTCCACGCTCAACAATCCGGGCGTGCGCGGCAGGTTGAAAGGCTACGACTCCACGGGTGCGGAAATCGTTCGTACTGGCTCATCCCCCACGTTCACATCGGCAGAGACTACGCACGCATCCGACCAAGTGGATTTCGGAGTGGCCCACCAATTCATTGACAGCGACGGCCCCGTCCATCTCACCACTAGCGGCGCTCTTCCGACTGGATTGGCTACTAGCACTGACTACTGGGTGAACGTGGTGAACTCTACCACCATCCAATTCCTAGACGATTATGACGGTGCCGTGGTGAACCTGACCAGCGACGGGACGGGGACGCAGACCATAGAGATTCGTGACGTTACATGGCTGGGCTCAGGGGTAAAGCAATTCGGCCAACAAGGTGCCTTGGTGAATTACCAAGCGGGACGAGTGTTTTATGTTATGAATACCAGCACGGCGTTCGTCAGGTTTTGGCTTGATGCGGGCGGTGTCGGCGCGGCCTTCTCGGGCTTTTACTTGTCATCCAGGGGTATGGACCTAGACGCAGAGAGCGGAATGCTTGCGACAGCGTTTCCCTCGCATGAGGACAAGTTCTCGGGCACCGTCACCTTCGCAAGCAGTGACGCCACGCCCACAGTAGCCACAGGCCGCACCTTCATCACGGCAGGCAGCACCGCCATAACCGACTTCGATGATGGCGTGGACGGGCAGATTATCACCGTCCGGGCTCACGGTGCTATCACGCTCACGGACAGCGCCACCCTCCAACTCCAGGGGGACGCGGATTTCGTCATGGCTGCTGATGACACGGTGACCCTGGCGAATATCGGAGGTACTAACTGGTACGAGACTGGCAGGCGAGAGAGTTTCCCAGTGGTCACCTTCGCGGGTGGCGATGCCACTCCGACCGTCCTCAATGGCAAGTATTTCCTGACGGCTGGAACCACTGCAATCACGGACTTCGACGATGGAGTCGTGGGCCAGACCATCACAGTGAAGGCGAAGACCAGCATAACCATCACAGACGGTGGCGACCTGGAACTGGCTGGCAACTTCGCGATGACTACGGGCGACACGATTACGCTCACCATGCTGGAGACGGGCAAGTGGAGCGAGATAAGCAGGAGCGACATAGCCTGATGCCGACCCCCATAGGAGCAACACGATGACAATCACCAGCACTCAGAACCGGGTGAGTTACGCGGGCAACGGGGCCCCAGGCGTACCGGGCACACTTGTCTTTGCGGTGCCGTTCAGGTTCCTCGCCATCAGCGACCTCGTGGTGCTGGTCCGCGTGGATGCCACGGGCGTGGACACCACCAAGACCCTGGACACGGACTACTCGGTGGCCGGCGAGGGTGCAGCAGCGGGCGGCACGGTGACGTTCCTCATCGAAGACCAGGAGCCTCAGACCGGCGAGACACTCATCATCTACGGCAACCCTCCGATGACGCAGGCAGTGGACTACATCAGCGGGGGTACGTTCCCAGCGGAGACTCACGAGGAGGCGCTGGACAAGGTAACCCTGCAAGGCATCCGCACCCGCGAACTCGCGGAGCGTGCCCTGTCGCTGCTCGACTCGTCAACGGATGGCTCAGGGCAGTACGATGCCAATGGGAACCGCATCAGCACGCTCGGGACGCCGACTGCCACCACCGACGCCACCACCAAGACGTATGTGGATGCCCTGGTGAACAACACGGCCCTCGGGCCAGCGCCCACGGGACTGATTGCGACGGGTAGCGTGACCTCGAGGCTACTCTCTGACCGTTGGGGCGAAGTGATTAATGTCAAGGACTTCGGCGCGGTGGGTAATGGTGTAGCCGATGACACGGCAGCCATAGCTGCGGCTCTGGCAGCAGGGAACAGGATACACTTCCCGCCCGGTAGCTTCAGGATAACCTCGGGCATCAGCGTCACGGGCGGGAAAACTCTTAACGGTGATAACGCGACCATTCTGAAAGACTTCGATGGTGTCGGTGTCACGTTTACAGGTGGCGCGACCTACAACTATGTCACGGGAAGCCTGACCGTAGAGGCGTCTGCGGCGCAGACTGCAAATACTGCCGTAGACAATTCAAGCAGCACCGCGCATGGGGTTCTGTTTTCAAACAACCGGATACGGGTTTCCGGCAGGTTCACGTCTACGAAGCACAAGGGGCACGGCTTCCATTTCAACTGCACGGCCCCCAACATGAACAAAAGCGACCTCCTTGACATTTGGGCTTCGTATAATGGAAGGAGCGGTCTGAGGTTTGAGGGTACAAATGACAACGCTTCAGTAATCAGGCTCGGCATCTATTCGCAGTACAACCGGGAGGCGGGGGTGTACTTCGCGTCTGACTTTATGGGCCGCCAGTTTGATGGGTTTATATACGCCGAAACGAATGCGAGAGATGGCTCCTCGGACCAAGTGTACCTAGGCAAACTCCGGTCATCTAGGCTCTTTGTCTATGCCGAGGAAAACACCTATTCCTCCACCGGCTACGAGTTGAACATTGGCGCGAATTGCATCAACCTTGAGATATTCGACACCCGCGATAACGAAACGCTGAACGGCTCCCCGCAGACCTGTCGCACATACCAAGGTGGGAGGCTTAACGCCCGTGGTGACGTGACTTACTTCGGACATATAAAGTTCGAGAACCTTACGAACAACGCAGCAAAAACAGGCACTCTTGAGTACGAGAGTTCTGTCGGTGTCTTCGCCCATGACAAACTGTATGGCAACTACGGGCGCGAGTTTCTAATCAAGAACGCGACCACCGGGGTGGGTGCCATAACTCGGATGGAATCCACGGGGGTGGTCAGAAAAACCGGGTACGGGGCTCCGCTATCGCTTGGCCTGCGTTCGTTCAACGGCACGATAGCCGCTCCGACCACGAAACTTACAACGGAGAACGCTGCCACCATTGACTTTGAAGTAGGGACAGGGAGCGCGGACTCGTTCAATGCTGCCAACATCGAGGCCCGTATAACCTCGGTGGGCGGGGGTAACAAGGCCAGCGCGGACGTTGTTATCAGCACCACCCCAAACGGCTCCGGCACCAAGGCTGACGCTTTTTCGGTAAACCAAGATGGCAGCATTAAGGCAGCCAGAGGTCCGTTTGTCCCTGCTGCGATAGTGGCCCTCGACAACACGGGAACCCCGGCAGTCAGCGGCGGGAATGTATTTATCACCGGCGGAATAGCCACCATCACCGACTTCGATAATGGGGTTCTGGGCCAGACCATCACCGTACTCGCAGAACACGGGCTTATCATCACAGACGGCACGCACATTATCCTGCATGGGTCTGCCAACTTCACGATGGCAGCCTCTGACTCGCTGACCCTGGTGCTCAAGGCCGATAACAAGTGGTATGAGACGGCGAGGATGGTGAACTAGGTGCCCACCCTCCGAGGCAAAGTCTCGCGCCAGCAGTTCCCATCCGGTCAGGATGGGCAGGTGCTCGTCCTCGACACCTCGAGTCCGCACGGCATTGCGTGGCGTAGCGGCATCGACCGGCTGAT